ACGAGTTCGACCAAGGGGCTAACACCGAAGATGCTTACATGAGCAAGATCTTCTCGCTGATCTTCGACAAGGGTTACGAACAGGCCCTCGTGGACATGGAAGAGCACAACAGAAGGCTCCTTGTCCTGGCCACCTGCACCGGCGGACACGCATAAAAAAGGCCCCCGAAGGGGCCCAACTCTCTGGTTTGGCAACTGGAGAGAGAGGAGAGATTCTATTGCGGGGCTTGTTCTGCAGCCTGCTGCTGCTCTAAAACAGACTTGTAGGGCTTGTATTTGTCGTAGAGGTACAGAGCCAACGGAGACAGGACTGCAGAGCCAACCCGTCCCACGGGGTGAATTTGCGGGAGCAGAGACAGAAGGCTGCCCGCAGTAGATCCTGCGGCCACCTTCGCGCCTAGCGGATCTACATCCCGGCGCATCATGTACTGCTGAATGCCTTCTGCGGTTCCAACGCCACCCATCGCGCCAGAAACTCGCGGAGAAGACAGCAAAGCCCCGCCCATCTCTACTGCCGGAGAGACTACAGCCCCCATGCCGCGACGAGCCATGCCCGCTGCCTGCTGCAGGGCTCCGGGTCTCTGTTGCATGGTGTACCCGCCGGTCTCAGGAGGCGTAGGAGGGCCCATAAACGGCTTGGCCTCGACAGGCTTTGGGCCCGCCGTCTGAGGAGCCTCAGAGCGTGGCGTCAACACCCCAGATGGGGTGGCTGTCATGCCAGGAAGGGAAGAGAACAAATCCTGAGCGGTCCGTCCAACAATGCCGCGACGACGCATCTCTTCGATGAGTTCAGTCATCTGACGCTGCCCTGCGGCCTCTTGGGCCGTCTGGACGTTGAATCCGGTCGTCCGGGCCCTACCAGTAGCACCTGCTTCGTCAATCGTTCCTTGCAGGATTCGATCAGACAGGGAGCGCCCAGGAGCCCCGGCAGCGCCTGCTGTTGGAGCAGAAGGATCGGCTGCTGTTGGAGCAGTCTGCATTGCCCGAGAAGAAGGACTCGCCGCAGCGTACAAGGACGGAGGAATGGGCTGCCCTTGCGCCAGTCTCTGGGCAACGATGCGGTTGGCCAAACCCTTGGATGCGGCCGCGCCTGCGCCTGCGCCGAACAGGTCGTAGAGGATACGGTCCTCTTCTGAGATTTGCACGGGCGGCTTCTTGTCAGTGACGCCCATATTTTTAAGATCATTGACGGTCGCTTCGTACTTCGGGTCAAGTTCCCGAAGACGCTTCATCACATCATCGTTGTCTTTGCTCATGACTTACCTTCCGGCTGCAAAGTCGCTTTGAATTTGCGTGAACAACGGGGTGTAGGAATCCATAATGCGACGGACATCCTCGCCGATGAAGTTGTTCGGGCTGCGGTTCTTCGGATACTCTCTAGCAGCGTTGTACATATCTTCAATCTGACGATTAGTGAACAGGCTATGGGTTGCCCAGTAAGCAATGACCCGAGCAGAGTCCTGAGGACGAGCCAACGGAGACTTCATCAAGATCGAATCCGCGTTGGAGATCTGCGGGCCAAGGACTGACTTGTTTGCCGCGGCTCGGTTGAAGAACTCCTCGTCAAGCAACATGGTGATCCGACGAGCAACTTCCTGTTGTGCGGGGGGCAATTTCAAACCCTTCAGGAACGTATCAACCGGAGCGGAAACCCTATAAGAGCCCACACTGAAGCCTTCATTAGCCGCCGCCATCAGAGCGGGCAACAGACCTTGTCGAACCAAAAGACCAACCGCATCCTTGTTTTTCCGGGCAAGATCTCGGATCTCTTCTAGGCGTCGGTTAGATGCGACAACCTGCTGAGGAGCGCCGATCTGGCGGATGAGGCTCATCTGCTCTGTAGCCTCTTTGTCGTTTGCCTTGATACGGTCGGTCGTGATCTTGACCTGCTCGGCTATCGGTAAACCGGCAAGTTCAGGGTCAACAGCCAATCCAACAGGGATGCCCTGGCTTGTCGCCAACTGCCGCCGAAGATTGTTAATCTCTGTTCTTGCCTGACGTTCCGCATTCTCATCATTTGTCTGAACAGCCGAAGCCATCCTGGTAGAAGCCTGACGAAGTTGATCCATAAGAGCGTTTTGCTCTTGCGTCGGAGGCGGAACTTCAGCACGCTCAGGAGGAACACTCGGGGCTGCAGCAGGAGCACCAGGAGTCCGAGAGGGTTGAGCAGCGGCAGCGGGTCTTTGTCCGTATTGACCTTGACCGGTGATCTGCGTGTAAAGCCTCGTAACCTCAGAGAAGTCGCCGGTCTCAAACGCCCTTTCCTCCGCCTGCTCAATCATTGCCCGCTGACGAGGAGTTCCTTCGCCAGTCAAGGTTAGCAGTTGGCTTGCATTGCTTGGGTTTGGAACACGGATGGAGAACATCCCGCGATCTCCGCCAAACGGCATGGCTTGAGGCCCAGAGCGGCGACCGGCAAGATAGGTCTCAAAGTACCGACGTTCGGCCTCAGGGCCCTTTTCCTTCTCGGCTTTGAACTGCTGAATTTCAAGACCTGTCATCGGGATTGACATGGCCTTGCCCTGGTACACGATTTCTGTTGGCTCTTGCTTCTGGCGCAGGTCGGCCAAGATCATGGGAGCGCCGCTTGCATCGCGTCGATTCTTGTTGATCACGATGCCGTCTCGGATCTCAACACCCTCGCGCTCGAACTTGAGCAACTCAAGGGTTTGCTTCGCGGCATTCTGCAAGGCAGGGCGAGAAGACCTGCTCAGACGCTCAACGTAGGAAAGAACCTCGTTGGGGTTTGTGGTCGTAACTTCACCAGAAGGAGCGGCCTGAGCGGCTTGTCCTGCAGGAGCGGGTCGCCCACCAGGAGCGGGTTGTCCGGCAGGAACGCCGCCAGAAGGGCCGAAGATGGACGGAAGTCCGCGCAGCATCTGCTGCTCAGAAATAGCCTGTGCTTCTGCCAATTCCTGCGCGGCAAGTTCTCGCCTGATCTGAGCCATCTCAATGGCTCGCTTGTCCTCGCTCGCCTGGGCGGGGCCAACCATCGTCGCGACGTTCCCGAGGGATTCGCCGAAAGATCCGGTCTTGGTAGGAGCCAGGAAGCCCTGAGCAATTGCCAGAAGAACCGGATCAAAAAGAGGGTTCTCACGAGCCTTGAGGGCCTCTTCCAAAGCCTTTCGACTCGCTACCGCCTTCTCAAAGGCAGCCTCTTCCCTTGGGGTCTCGACAACCATTGACAGACCGGAGCGTTGAGCGGTATTTGCCATGCTTATGCCTTTGTATCAGGGCCCACCATAATCGTCGCCATAGGGAGGCTGCGTCATCCAGTTTGATCCACTTCCGCCGCCACCAAACTGCTTGCCAATAAAGTCAAACAGCCGGTTACCCCAACCCTTGTCGGTGTTGAAGCCTGACCCGATTAGCGCACCAAGTCCCGCGATCTGAGACAGCGGTGAGGCGCCATAACTTTGAGCAGGGCCCTTGTAGAGTTCAGTCGTCGTGGTCGGGTAGGTGTACCCGCGCATGAGTTGCGCCACGTTCTGAGCACGAACCAACGGCGCTTCTATCTGGGCCTGTTCGTAGGCTTGCTGAACACCGCCAAGATCTGCCATGGACTTCAAGCCAGATGTCGCAGCAGCCTGTTGCGCCTGACCCAAACCACCCATGATCTGGGCTGTCTGAGACTGCTGCTGACGCTGCCTCAACGCTGCTTCCAGGGCAGTCCCGTATCCGGCAGACATTGCCTTGGCCTGCTGACCCATCAGATCTGCCTGCACATCCGCTAGTGCCTGTCCCGTCGCTCCGGCATACCGCTGAGAACCAAGACCACCGCTGCCGACAAACGCCGACTTCAGTTGAGGCAACAGGTTGCGCTGTACGTTACGCGCACTCTGTCTAGCCATCTCGTCCACAACCGACTGCTGATACGGGTTGTAGAACTGAGAGATGTCTGCCTGCCCAACAGGCGCCGCAGCCCCTTGGGCGGTCGATAAACCGGCCTGCATGGCCTGTTGATACCCGGTAAGGGCAGAAGGAGCCGCCGCGAAAGCCTGCTGCTGAAGAGCACTAGGAGCGGCAACCTGAGCCCCGCCCATGAGGCCCTGCCCGGTTTGAGCGAGTTGCGACAGGTAGTCGGTTAGGTATTGAGGAGCGGTGGCCGAAGTAGTCCGAGTGGTTTCTATGTTCGGCGGCGCGGTGCCTTGGAAAAGTGACATGGGACGCTCCTTTACTTCTTCGATTTTAAGTAGTCAAGCGGAGATTTCAAAGCGGCAGGCGGAAGATCTTTTGGCCCCTTAGACCTAGCCCGCTCCCGGATGCTGTGCATCATCTCGTACAACTTGTCCGTTCCGGCCTTGGTAGAACCGTTCCCCAGGGCAGAAACCACGTCCGCCGGGAAGACAAACTCCCCGTCAGCCAACCATGCCGGGATGTCGTCGGACTGGCCATCGCCCTCACCGGCAACGTGCTTCCCGTGCTTGAAGTCCTCCCGGCCGCCTTTATGGGTTGGAAGCCCGCCGGCCTTGGCTAGGAGGGGTAGAGCCATTCCACCCTCTTTGGCCTGCAGGGGCTCGACGTACCCGCCACCGGCGTATTGACGATCACCCATTCCGAGGATGTCATCGACCGACTCTTCTTCCCCGTATGAGTAGTAACGCTCGGGCTCTGCGGCGCCAAGAGCACCAGAGGCAGGCGGTTGCATTCCTAGACGTTCCGCCAATAGGGAGGCAAGACGAGGATCAATGTTTTGCATCATCGCGTTTCTTTCAAATTCTTCCTCAGCACGGCGCACGGCAGCGAGAGGATCAACATACCCCTGAGTGATCTTTGACTCAAGCATCTGAGCAGCAAGGCGGGCCAGTTCCGGGCCTGCCGCGCCACCAAGGATTGCCGCCGTAGGAAGGGAAGGGAAGCGCGGAACTTGAACGCCGCCGCCACCCGTTCCGGTTCCTGTTCCAGTACCCGTTCCAGTTCCTGTGCCCGTACCAGTGCCCGTACCAGTGCCCGTTCCGGTTCCTGTGCCCGTACCAGTACCCGTTCCGGTTCCCGTACCAGTTCCAGTCCCCGTTCCTGTACCCGTCCCAGTTCCTGTACCTGTCCCAGTTCCTGTACCTGTCCCAGTTCCGGCGCCAGTACCAGTTCCGGCGCCAGTACCAGTTCCGGTTCCTGTTCCGGCACCCGTTCCAGTTCCAGTTCCTGTTCCCGTTCCTGTACCTGTACCTGTGCCGGTTCCCGTTCCAGTTCCTGTTCCCGCTCCAGTACCGGTTCCAGTCCCAGTAGCGGTTCCGGTTCCCGTGCCGACGCCTACTCCCGTACCAGTCCCTGTACCAGTTCCTGCGCCGGTACCTGTTGCAGTTCCAGTTTCGATTCCTGTTCCTGTTGCGGTACCAGTGCCAGTTCCGGTGCCAGTTCCGGTTCCTGTACCGGTTCCTGTACCAATTCCTGTGCCGGTTCCAGTAGCAGTTCCAGTACCAGTTCCGGTACCAGTTCCTACCGCAGTGCCGGTGGGGTCAACATACCCCGCATTCTTCAGGGCAGTCAGCCCATCTTGACCCGCCAAATTCACGATGGTCTGTGAAGACACATTGTTCTTTGTAAGCCAGTCCGCTTTCTGCGATCCGGTAAGGCTGAACCATTCCCCAGGCAGGTTTACTCCGGCAGCCGACGCAGAGTTACGCAAAGCGGTTTGAGAAGCGTCTTCGCCGCCACCCGAGGTTCCGCCGCCGGTCGTACCGCCTCCAGTTGTCCCGCCTCCGGTAGTCCCGCCGCCTGTGGTGCCACCTCCAGTTGTTCCCCCGGTTGTGGTTTCTGTGGCGTCAGTTCCGCCTCCAGTCGTTGCGGAAGTTCCGCCAGTTGTCGAAGCGGTGCCGCCAGTTGTCGTGTCGATAGATGTCGATGTTGAAGAACTTGAGCCGGGAGTACCAACGGTAACCTTTGTATCTACCGGCTTGTTAACAACGGGGAGATTCGGCAAAGTTGCGGGGTCAAGCGGATCAATGTTGGTGACGATGTCATCACCAGTAACCGAAGTGCCCCCGCTGATTGGCGGCAGAGTCTTGATGCCGGTAGAGACATTCGTGTTGTTGATCGCGTTCTTGAGGTTTGCAACCGTGTTGCGATCTGCATCGGTAGCATTGGGGTCTTGGTTGATGCGATTTTGTAGGTCGTCAACCCAGGTGATGGCCTGATTCTTCTGGTCGTTAGAGTCCCAAGCAAGAATACCGAAGCCACCTTCAGCACCGGTTCCGCCTCCGCCAAAAAGAGAAATCTTTGAAGCAAGAGGATCGCCCTCGCCAAGACCTAGAACGGCCGCATACTTTTCAAAGAAGCCTTGCGTGTTGGGATCGGTAATGGAAGTCCCCGTACCGCCTTCAACACCACCACCCTTTGGAAGATTCTGAGTAATGATGTTGAAGAAATCACGAGAGACCGGATCTGAAATTTCCGTAAGTTCTCCACCGGAAACAATTCTGAAAGCCGAAGTAATCAGAGTTCCATCTGAAGAAAATATGATTGATTTGTCGCCAGAGGAGATCGAGTATGTGCCGTCGTTATTGAGGGTCACACCAGAACCCGGCTTATCTGCGCTTGCGCTCAAGAAATTAGCAACTTCATTCTTGAACTCAGGCGTATCAAGCAAGCCTCGACCTCCTTTTGTGGAGGCTGCTGAGGAAATTCCGCCCGGGCCTGCAACTTGAGTTCCTTCACCGGCTTCTACATCTTGACTGAAAGCGTCAACAATCTGGCTGTAGATGTCTTCATATTTATTGTTTTGACCGGTAGCCGTGTTGGCCGCAGCAAGCGCCTCATCGGCTGATGCACCTGCGCTCATCGCATCAGCAAAGACCCTTGCTCCAACATTCTCAGCAGTGTTCGTAAGGCGGCTAAAACCTCCAGAAGAGTGGAAGTCGCTGAGGGCGTTGACCAAATCAAAAGGATTCTTGTTGGCCACAGCCAAGCCCGCCCTGCCAAGAGCAGAGAGATCCCTCAACTGAAGATTGGTGCCGCCGATCGTCGTAGAGCCCATGTTTTGGGCACCGCTCAAGGAAGTGGCAGCAAGAGCAGCACCGGCAATATCTCCGTTGGCAAGCGCACGGCCAACCTGTACCACTGTGGCGGCATCTTTAATTGGCACAGGAAGTTTCGGAAGCACGCCTGAGGCACCACCAAGAAGAGTGGCTCTTACAAGATCAGAGCCCTCTGCTCCCGACGCAACCCCGCCGAGTCCTCCCAGGGCAGCGCCGCCTGCAAAAGCACCCGCGGCTCCAGTTCCAAAGCCAAGAGCCTCGCCAATACCAGGAGCGCCCATAGTTGCGCCAAGGAATGCAGCGGCAAGACCTACGGGCTTTCTCCACCATTCGGAGTCGTCGTACTGATCAACTCCCGTGATGCGGCCACTAGCATCCATGTCGATGTAGTAACCGCTGTCGCCACCCGTCTTTATCTTCAGTTGCTTGCCGATGACGTTGCCGTTGACATCCGTCCTGATGATCTCATCGTATGGAGTACCGGCAGGAGCAAACTGAGAGGCGCTAGTTGTGGTTCCGCCACTGCCCGCAATGTCGTAGCCCTGAATGCCGCCGTAACCTCCGGTAGCAGAGATTGAATACTTGCCCACCTGCTGAGGAATAGGCTGCAATCCCGCTTCACCCGCATCCATAAATGCGTTCTGAGCAGTGATGTTGTTCCTGGCAAAGTTGATGGCGTCCTGTATAGACATATCAGGAGCACCGGCTCTGGTCTCCTTATGTCCGTAAAGTTTGTAGTGACGCTCTGCCTCGGCTTGAGTGTCAATCCCCTGCTGCTGTAGGTCTGAGTTCTTACTGATGTAGTCTTGCCAATTGAACCCAGGAGGCAGTTGGACGTTCGGGATTTGACTTGCCGTGTAGGTTCCATCTCCGACGGCTTGAGCCTCGTACTCCTTCCCCCAAGTGTCTTCAGGGCTCGCAGCGGCCTGAGATAAAGCGCCCGCCGCAGGGGCAGGAGCGGGCGCGGGGGCAGGGCTAGGACCAGGAACCTGAGAGAGAGGGCTAGGAGCAGGGGCGGGAGCGCCACCAGAGATGATTCTCTGAGCCTCTACTGCATCAACCGGGTAGCCCTGTTCGTCAATGTAGTTTCCGCCGGGAGTTTGATACAAACCGGGGGCAACATAGACAGGAGCCGCATCCACGATGGGCTTGGACTCAGGCAGAACTTCTGACGGAGGAGTCTTAACAACCTCGTCAGGAGTGGTTTTGATGACCTCTGATTGAGCCTGTATCGGAAGTGCGGCCGTAGCAGTTGCAGGCGCCGCTGCTACTTGAGTCTCAACATTTGTCTGAGGAAGTCCGCTAGTCGGTTGATTAACAGTTGGAGCAGGCGTTCTAAGCCCAGAAGCAATCCCTTGAAGGGCAGACCAGTCAGAGTCTGTCTGTTGTCCCGCGGCCTGCCGAATGGCGGCGTCAGAATAGCCTTGGTCGATCAACTGGTTGTAGTAAGCAGCCTTCTCCAACGGAGAGCGAGAACCGATGTCAGACGGCAAAACCAGGGGAGATTGATACTCCTCTTCATACTCGCCAAAACGATTCGTCGAGGAGTCGTTGAACGGAAGCGCCATGTCAAGTTCCCGGATTAATAGCGCCGACTAAAGCCTGCGCCCATTCTTGCCAGTCATCAAAGTTGTAGGGGCTCGGAACGCCTTGGTTCGTGAAGACATCAATGGCCATAAGCCCTGCTCCCCACGACTTCCAGTCTACGGTTGGCCCAGGAATCTGCAACTGTTGCGGCGCATACAGTTCGCACATCAGGGACGCCCACGAATCGAACGTGTGATACCGGGGGTCGTAGATCACACCGATGGTCATGATGTGCTGTACCCGCGAACATCGCCGACATCTGCGTCCACGATAACTTTACCGGCCTGATAGTTTCCGTCGGCCACATTTGACACGAACTTCAGTCGCAGCAAGCGCCGCTGCTCTTTCATGTCTATCTTGCCCGTTCCGGGTTGGAAGGTGTAGGCACTACTGATCTTGTCCTGCTCCTGAGGATAGGGACGGCCCAAAACATAGAGTTCCATCTCGCCGTTTTGCAAGAAGTCTGGCTCCACCCGCTCCAGTCGCAGCCAACGGTTTTCACCCACCGGTGAGGGCTGAGATGGCCCTCCGGCGATGATGCCAAGATCAGAGGTCGTGAACGAACTCTCGATGGCCGAGAAAGTTGAGCCTTGGATGGCATTCGTTCCAAACTCATGCTGCCACAGGGAGACCTCATTCGTGGCGTTTTGCTCCCATCCGGCATTCACAGGAAACCGGAAAACCTGAGAAAAGTAGCCCGCAGAGCGACGGCCTCCAACAGCCTGACCAAGGTCATACCAAGTGTCTTCACGGATGTTGTAGATGATCGCGTCGTTGCACTCGGTCGAGTCTCCTCGCGGATAGAACCACCAAATTTCCCCGAACCGAGGAACCTTGGTCGCCCAAACCTTCTGCGACTGACTGTAGTTCAGGTTGTCGAAGAAGTAGTTCTGGTTCATGCTGTTGGGGATCTCTTTGACCACACCGTTGTACAACATGAAGCGATCCACACCAATCCAGAAGTAGATGCCGTCATACTCAATGACGCACTGGCTTGAGAGGATCGAGGTCTGACTGGAGATGATGTCGTATCGCCAGTATTGAGGAGGAGTTCCGGACCCGCCGATGTACGAAACTCGGATCAGGCTGTCCAGGCTCCAGAAGAGGCCGGAAGGCGCGTTAGAGCCGCCTCGAACCGGCAGACCTTTGACGATCTTTCCGGTTGCCACGTTCGTCTCGTTGGCGTCAGGAGAGTTCCAGTCCGTTGGGTCTCCCGCCGAGCAGTTCTTGAGCAAACCGTTGTTTCCGTACACGAAAACATACGGGTGAAGCGCGACCACTCCACCGGAAACGCTGATAGTCTGCCCCGTGGGGTTAGAGCCGCCCGTGTCTTTGAGGGGATAGACGCTTGTTCCGGTGATGTTGCCGTACAGAACCGGCGTGTTGACCGTGCTGTCGATCTCAATCAAGTTGCGGCCAGGATGCGCCAGGAGCAGGTTTTCTCCCCCCGTGATGCTGTACAGAGCATCAAACTGCCACAAGATGTTTGAACTCGCAGTGAACTGCTGATCAACAGTGGCCACATTCACCGAGAACCCACTGCTGTTGTAGATGGCAGAGACAGGCACAGAAAAACCAGAACTCTGAGCAACTGTCAGCACGGAGAACTGGAACCCAGTGCTGCTTCTGGTGAAAGTCACAGGAACCGAGAACCCGCCTGCGCTTCCCAATGAAGCCACCGGAACCGCAAAGCCAGAACTCGCGTAAGTAGTTGCCACAGTCACAGCAAAGCCACTACTGGTCACCACAGACGCAACAGGCACAGAGAACCCTGAACTTGCGTATATGGCAGAGACTGGAACCACGAAGCCAGAGCCGGTGCCGCCGATGTTCGTTGAGGCGGCCGACATGATGTTACTGGCAAGGTATCCGCGACCGCGACTCGTGAGCGTGACAGCCGTGACCGAGCCACCAGACACCGTGATTGACGCCTGAGCACCAGTTCCAGATCCTCCGATCAACGGTACGTTCGTGTAGGTCACGGTTGCGTTGATAGTGGCCACCGGAACAGAGAAGCCACTTCCAGTGCCGCCAATGCTTGAAGCGGGGGCTGTCAGGCTGTTATTGACGGCATAACCGCTGCCCTTGTTGACGATCGTCACAGCAGTCACAGCACCGCCAGACACCGTGATGTCTGCAGTTGCGTTGACGCCAGAACCCGTCAAGGACGTTAGAGCAACCCCGGAATATGTTCCGTCGGTATATCCAGAACCGCCAACGATCGTGCCTAGAGTGGCGATCTCATTGCCGGTGTATCCAGAACCTCCGGTGATCGTTCCCAGGGTCTGAATGCCGTTTCCGATGGAGGACGCTGCAGCACTGACAGTGTCGGTGTTGGTGTAGTTGTTGCCGCGGTTGGTGATCGTCACCGCCGTCACGGCGTTTCCGGAAACCGTGATCGTGGCCGTGGCGCCGGTTCCAGATCCACCTGTCAGCGGAACATTGGTGAAGGTGCCGTTCGTGTAGTTGGAACCACCAGTGATCGCACCGAATGTGTTGATGCCGTTGGTGTTCCCGCCAAGATCGGTTACTGCTGCGCTCAGACTATCTGAAGCGGTGTATCCGATGCCGCGGGAGGTCAACGTGACTGAGGTAACCGTACCAAGAGCGACGACGATGGTGGCCTTTGCTCCAGAGCCCGTCCCGCCAGTCAAAGAGACATTGGTGTAGGTGCCGTCACCATAGTTCGTTCCGCCAGTCGGCGGATTGAGCGTGTTGATGCCGTTGCCGATGGCAGACGCAGCACAACCCAAAGAATCAGACACCGCATAGTTTTGCCCCGGATCTGTGATGGTCACACCAGAAACGGCGTTTGAAGTCACACTGATTGTTGCCTTCGCGCCCGTTCCAGAGCCACCCGTCAGCGACACGTTCGTGTAAGTGCCGTTGGTGTAGTTAGACCCACCCGTGATGGCCCCGAGACTTGCAATACCGTTGGACACCCCACCGAGGGTGGCGCTCAGAGAGTCACCAACAGCGTAATCAACACCGGGCTCAACGATCGTCACACTGGACACCCGACTGTTGGAGACCACGATGTTGGCCGTCGCTCCAGTGCCAGATCCGCCCGTCAGAGGCGTGTCACGATAGACGCCCAGAGCGGAGATCGCTGTAGTTGAAACCGTTTGGCTGTTGTTGATGTTGTAGGTTCCTGCGCCGCCAGATCCCGATCCCAGGGAGGTGATCACCGTATTGGCCAGGACTCCAGAGCCAGAAAGCGTCTGCCCCACAGCGAAAGTGCCCGTGACAGTCCCGCCAACGGTCAAAACAGTCCCGGAGATTGAGGAAGAACTACCGGAAGCGGTGGAGGAGTTGGTGTAGAAATTACCCCCCGTGATCCCGCCAAGCGCACCGATGACGCCAGAAATTCCACCGATGTCGTCAGCCGGAGCAGACAACACATCACCAACAGCGTATCCACTGCCGTCGTTGGTCAGCGTAACTTTGCCAACACCGCCTGTGGTGACAGACGCCACATCACACTGGAAACCTGCACTAGCCGCCACAGTGGCCACCGCCACAGAGAAACTTGATCCAGTGCCGCCCAAGTTGGTGTTGGCTGTTGTCAGCGTATCTGATGCGGTGTAGCCAACCCCCGCATAGGTCAGGGTAACGGAGATCACGATGCCGCCAGACACCGTAATCGTGGCCCTAGCGCCGCTCCCAGTGCCTCCGGTAAGGGTGACGTTGGGATAGATGCCGTTGACGTATCCAGAGCCGCCAATGATGGCGCCGAATGTGGCCACTCCGCTGCCGATGCTTGCGGCGCTGCAGGACAGCACATCGTTGACGGTGTAGTTGTTACCGCCGAAGGTCACATTCACCGAGGTTACGTTCCCACCAGAGACGGTGATGGTGGCTAGTGCGCCAGAACCAGCCCCGCCGGTCAGGGCTATATTTGAGAATGAGCCGTTGGTGTAGTTCGAGCCACTGGTGATGTTGTCAACCGTGGAGATGCCGCTGTCAAGCACCTCGATGGTTCCAACCGCGCCCGTTCCAGTCCCGCCAGTTAGCGAGACATTGGAGTAGGTTCCCGGCGTGTACAGAGAGCCAGGGATCAGGTATCCAAAGGTGTTGATGATGCCGCTAACGCCACCAATGTTGGCGGCCGCTGCGCTCAGAACATCGCTGACCGTGTATCCAATACCGCGGTTTTGAAGCACTACACCGGTCACGGCACCACCAGACACTGTGATGTTGGCAGTGACTCCAGATCCCGTTCCGCCTGTCAGTGGAACGCTGAGGTAGGTTCCATCCGTGTACAGAGAACCACCTGTAATCGCTCCGAAGGTCTGTACGCCGTTTCCAATCTGCGCTGCTGAACAAGACAGCGTATTGCCAGGAAGGTAGCCGTTGCCGCCGCTCGTTATCGTTACCGAAGAAACAGAGTTGGAGGAAACCACAATCGTGGCCTCAGCACTGAACCCAGATCCGCCAGTCAAAGGCACTTCGGTGTAGGTGCCGTTGGTGTACTGAGAGCCGCCGACAAGCGTGTTGACCGTCAGGATAGGACCGGCGATCGTGAAGTTTGTGATGCCCGCACCGATGCCGTCGTTGTTGATCGGCAGCACCTGAATGCCGTCAGACCACCCGTTGAAGACGTTCGTGAAGCCGTCCTGAGGGTTGACATAGATCCCGCGAGAAGGCCCGCTGAGTTCGTTTGTGATCTCCCGGTATCCGCCCATCTTTCGAGGGCGTCCACGCTGAAACCTCACCCAACGGCCATCGGTGTAGAACTCCTTGTCAAAGACGGTTCCGTCCCGTTGAATGCCGGGCTTGGTGTCAAGCGCGAATACTTTCTTCGTCACTTCAGAATGCTCCGCCGGAGATGCCGGAAGTGAAGTTCCCTGTGCCGGTCACATTTACACCCGATGCTGTTGCATCAAGCACAAGGTTTCCTAAGATTGATACTCCCCACCGACCTGCTCCGGGCCTGTAAATACCGGTGTTCGTTTCAGAAGAGAAGTTGATGGCAGGCGATCCGGCAGAGCCGTTAACGATGCTCAAGGCCGTAGCACCTGCTTGCACCGTGTTGGCGTTGAGGAAGTTTGTGCCATCGCAGATCACGGTTGCCTGACCGCCGGACGGAATCACGGCGGTTGCAGAACCGACGATACCGGTTGTTACCGTCAGGGTGTAACCGCCCGCAGAGGTCTGGTTCGAGATGATGTACAGGTTTGCCGCAGCCGGGTATGTCACGATGACATTGGAAGACAGCGTTCCCGTATAGAACTGGATCGTGTTTGATGCCTCGTTTGGCGTTAGCGTATAAGAGCCACCAGTGACAGGCTTGGTCAGAACATTGAACTGGAAATCAGCACTCTGTCCATATCCAACCGTGATGAAGTTCGTTCCGGTGCAGACGATTAGGGCTGACTCACTAGGGGCAAATGTCTTGGCAACGCCGCCATCAAACAGTTCACCACCAGTCGTGCCAATCGTGACTGTTCCAGTGCCGTTGTTCTTGAACAATGTGAACCAGTTGTTGCCCAGAACGGCTGTCGCGGGCAGAGTTGCCGTGGTGGTTCCGCCAGTCCAGATGTAGGCTTGCGCTCGATCAGAGACCGCAAAGGTGTATCCGGCGATCAGAGAGACAGCAGGGTGGCTCTGACCCAAGGTTGAGCCATTTGCCACCAAGCCTGCGCCTGCCAAGGAGGCAGCATCCGCAGCAGAAGTACCGGCTCCAAAGGCGATGTTGCCCCAGGTGCCGTACACATCAGGGTTGGCTGTGACGTAGATGTACTTCGCTTCACCCGCGGCGATCGTGATGATCGTGCTGTTGCCGCCAAAGGTTCTGACCGTAAATGTGTTCGACCCGACGTTGCGGATCATGGCATCGTTGCCGACCGAAGTCTGGTTGGCAGGCGGCATATAAAGAGACAAGCCACCCGTGGTGGCCGTCACATTCATGATCCGCGCTGCGTAGTCGTCGGTTGCGTTGCCGTTGATCGGCCACTCAAGTTGAGTGTTCGCAGACAGCGTGACTGCCCGGAATGAAACGTCAGTTGGCTGAACGACGTTTCCGGTAAAAGGTGAGTTGTAACTCATGACTAGTCCTTAACTGTCCATCGCAACAGCCTGACGATCGGCAATCCTCAACTTATCCTCGGCCATCAGCGTCTGCATGATCGCGTCGTACTGCTGCTGCCACATCGGTATGCGATCGTCATTCTTCAAGAATGGCATTGACTGCAACAAAGATCCGTACAAGAGGGCTTGAGGAGCGTAGATCGTGAACCAGTTGGTCTGGTTGCTGCTGTCTAGAGGCTGAATCCGCTCGTAGTACAGCACCTCAAAGTTGTAGGCAGCATCCGGCGTCGGAGCCACCATCCAGTGGGTGTAGTCGTAGTCGCAGTAGAACTTCGGTATCAGTTCCTGAGAAGGATCAGGCCAATACTCCCGCAGATATTCGTACTTGCGAAGCAGTACGGGATACCGCTTACCTGCGACGGTGATGTTCATCGAAACCGTCTTGTGCCACCGAGCGGGTTTGTCGATGACATTAGCGCCTTGAACCATGGCGCTTTGCTGAACCGTCAGGTTACCCAGAAACTTGATCTGGGAAGCAATAACCTGCTCGGCGAGCATGATGAACAGTGGAATCTTGTCGAGCGTCGCTTGGTCGGTACGCTCCAGGTAGGACTGGATGTTTTCGACCAAACTGTCGTATGTCATGACACTTGCTGTCGGCATCACCACACCTTCTTCTTGATCGACTCGGGCTGAGGAACGAACTGCTTGCCTTGCTTCATGCCTTCGCGCTTGGCTCGGGTTGTCGCCGCATACTCTGCCGAGGATAGTTTCTCCCGAGCAGTCTTGGGCAGATACCTTTCGCCAGTCGCCTCAGGGCCTTGAGTGGAGGGCTTCCCGGACTTGGTTCCCCAGTCCTCTTTAGTCCACTTTGAGAGCGAATTATCGGCACTTTTCGGCCCCTTGTAACCCCCTCCAGAGCCTTTGTATCTCTGAGTTGCAAGTTGGGCCTTGCGGGCGCTCCATTGGCCCGGTTTTCCGCCCTTGTCGGAGGCTTTGACCGAAGCGACGATCCGCTTCCACTTGGCAGGATCAGATTTGACGGCAGAACTCATATTTACCCCATCAAGGCACGCTCGGCCTCACGACGACGAACTAGGCCAGGAAGAACCCGGCCGCCACCCCGAACCCAAAGCATCAACTGCTCCTTTGCTCCATCCCAGTCCTGGGCGTTGATCTTGCGCTTTAGGGTGGAGGTCTGCAAGCGACCAACCCCCAAGTTGTACGCAAAGTCCACGATCGCATTGAACTTGGGCCAGTCGTTCTCCCGAAGGGCAAGAGTCAGCAGGATCGGGCACTGACGGACTACGCCGGGGGCATAGGTGTTCAGCAGATCCACCTTGAGCCATTGCTCGGCCGTCTCGCGGGTGATCGGAGGATCGTCCATCGTCACCTTCCGCCCATCAGGCCGGAAAACCGTTCCGTAGCCCTGCGTTGGAAACCCGGCAGGGCAGACGTAGGGGTAGATCAGCCCATCCGACCCAACTCGGTGTAAACCCTCAAACCGACGGCAGAGTTCCTCTGCGATGTCGAGTTTCATAGCCCACGCTGCTTGAGGGTGCGATCGAGGAACCAGTAGTTGATCGTCCCTGAGACCAAGGCCATGAAGTCCGCGGTCATCATGGTCTCAAACACTTCACGGGGCGCAGCGCCTTGGAGCCATGCGTTCCAAGCAAACCACAAGTGAACGAAGGACCACAGCAAGATCACCCAGTAGGTCACCACGGGTCGCACGGAAGCCGACAGGGAAGCGGCCCAACCGCCTGCAGCCTTGGCCATCTCGGCCTGCTGATTGATGGCTGCGTTGAAGGCATCCATCACGCCTACATCAATCGCCGCATCTCTTGCAGCGCCGATCTCGGCCAGTTTCTGCTGACCCCGGATCTGTTCTAGGTCGCACTGGCGTTGGAACATCAGAAGTTCATGCTGACGCTCATTCTTCTTGTCGAAGAACTTCAGAACCTCTGGCGCAAGACGAAAAATGCCCCCCAGGAGGGAGCCGAAGATGCCGCCGCTAAGTAGTTCCAACATTACTTGTTCCCCTTGGCAATACGCTCGCGTTCCTCAAGCAGCCTGACCTTGACCTGAAGATCGTTGATGTGCGTCATCAGTTGCTCTTTCAGGATCGCCCTGCGTTCTGCGCTAATCGGGCTGTCGGTGGGAACGCCTTCCTTGGTGATCAGGGCGGGCATCTGTCCCTCAATCTTGGTCAGACGCTCAGAGAAGGATGCCACTTGACCTAGAAGCCAAGCAAGCGCAGCCACCACGATAGGGATGACTGCCTTGAGTACGTCTGACCACGCCATGACTACTCCCTTGACGCCGTTACGGTGTCGTCGCCCTTGCTGACCGTGACCTTGTCGCCCTGAACAGTCACCTTCATGGGCTGCTCAGGCTTGTCCAGGCGGTCCAACTTGTCGATCAGGTGCTTGATCACCTCAAACTCGGGCTTCTCCTGCTTCGGATTGGCTCCGGCGATGCCGTTGAGCATGGAGATCAAGGCTGTGAGGGCAGCGCCCAGGAGACCCATCACCGCGGCGATCTTCTCGTTCTCAAGGACGATAGAAGCACCGACCCCGATCACCACGATGGCCGTGATATAGGCAAGACCATGCTTGCCGATGGCCTTCCCGGCAACTTCCTTGGCTGTACTCTCGGCCTCAAGGCGGTTAAGTTCCGCCTTGGCCTGAGCCTTGAAGATGGCCAGTTCCTGGGCGTCCATCATGCGCTCTTGTGAAAGAAGTGGGAAACATATCCCACAACTGTAGAGACCGCGGAGACGAACACCATCCCGGCCCAGAAGCCGCCCTTGCCTTGATTGGCGAGGCCGACCAACTGATCCAGTTGGTGTTCCATCTTGTCCATCTTCTTGCTCATGTCATCGAAGCGACGCTCGTAGTCCTGGACTTTCTGCCACAGGACTCCATAGCGGACTGGATCGATCTCCGCGCTCATGATCAGTCGAAACCTCTCAAAGTCTTAGCCAAGGTCTTGCGCTTCTTCATCAAGGGAGAGTCAGACTCCTTCACAGACAACTTCTTGGCCGGGATCTTCTTCCCTTCCTTGACGCCCAAAGCCTCTCGCAAGGCCCCAGGCTTAGATATCGCCTTCTGGATCCACTTCTCAGCCATTTTCCTGCTCCTTGGGTGGTTGCGGGGGCTTGGCGGCCTCTTTCAGGCCGTCAATGAGTTGGAAGACCTCTTGGTAAGGCTTGGTGGCCAAGTAACCAATGATCTGGTTAGCAAGTTCAATAGGTACTCGAAGTTCCATGCTCACTCCGGCTGAGTGGGCCACTGAACGTCCCAAGGAAACCCGGCTTGTGCGGTGATGTCGCGCAAGGCTTGGCGATAAGTCGACCACGCCTGCTGCTGTTCAACGGTCATCGAATTCCATCGATCAGGCAATACATTGATGTCTGAAGCAATAAGCAACTGATCGCGTTGCGCCCTTACTTTTGCTGCTTCACCTTCAGTATCAGGAGGAGGTGGTAGTGGTGTGTTGCCATCAAACACCCATCCAATGTCAACACCGGAAGAGCATTCAACCCAACCTTGAGACTGTGCATATTCAGGATCGGCAACCGCAATGTTTGCCACCTTGCCATCTTTGATGATTGCGTATCTCATGTTTTTCCCTTACCAAGTATAGACACGGCAGTATCCATTACCACCATTACCGCCTGCGCCGCTGTCGTTCGCGCCTGAGTAACCGCCTCCGCCACCACCCGCAGCAACTCCTCCTGCGCCTCCTGCGCCTCCGACGGTTACGCTATCTGCTGCGCCACCGCCGCCTCCGAATCTAAATGTAGAGCCTGCTGATCCTGGGCCTCCAACGCTACCGCCGCTTCCGCCGCCGCCGCTTGCTCCTGTAATCGAACCTCCCGCTCCTCCTGCGCCGCTACTAGAGCCACCGCCTCCACCGCCACCCGCTCCGCCTTGATACGAGCAGCCTCCTTCTTGTCCGGCCCCGCTTGTTGGAGAGCCTCCGCCACCTCCACCACCAAATCCAGAAGAGGCACCAGCAAAATTCGGTGATACGGTATTTACGCCGCCGAATTGGCCGGTTTGATATCCTGATGATGCATAGTTTCGGGGGTCTCCTGAAGAATTTAGAACACCGCCGCCTCTGGAACCGGCTCTAACGGCTGTAGCGCCTCCCTCACCTTGATCGCCCCCATAGGCATACAGTTTTGTTCCAAAATTACTCGCGCCCCCGGATGTACCATTATTCCCATTTGCGCTTAAAACTCCCGTTCCTCCAGTTCCGCCTGCTCCAATCGTGATGCTTTCAGTTGCGCTTAGATCAGATGCTTTGAACAAACGATAAGCATACGCACCGCCAGCACCGGCAGAACCACCAGAACGAGTTCCTCCGCTACCACCACTGCCGCCACCGCCACCTGCACCCCACACCTCAACCAACACAAAGGTAGCGCCGGAAGGTTTTGTCCAAGTGCCAGAAGAAGTAAACTCTTGGAAATTAGCACTTCCGCCAGATGCGGCAATGGTGATAGAACCAGAGCCGTTGGTAATAGTTACCCCAGAGCCTGCTGTCAGCGTTGCTTTGGTAAGCGTATTGCCCGTGCTGTTGCCAATCAACAGTTGTCCGTCCGTATAGGTGGTTTGTCCAGTACCACCATTAGCGACCGGAAGCGTGCCGGTGACGCCTGTAGACAGGCTGACGTTGGTGATCGTGTTGCTCGCCCCGCTGATGGTTTTGTTAGACAGCGTGTTGGTGCTACTGGCCGTCAGGACGTTGGTGGGCGTGATGATGTTGGAAAGGTTTGCCATGTCTTACTCCGGCTGAGTGGGCCACTGCACTGTCCAGGGGAACCCGGCTTGCGAGGTGATGTCCCGCAGTGCCTGACGGTACGCTGCCATATCAAAGTTCTGAGGCGTATTTGACTCCAAAGCCTTGATGACCGTCCAGTCCGTGTCCTTGAGTTTTTGGCTGCGCTGCTCGCGCACAGCCTTGGCTTGCTCGGCGTCCTTCTGAGCCTTGTAGGCGGCTTCCTGCTCGGCAGCGGTGGCTTCGGCTGTGTCCGTGAAGATCGGGCCAAGAACGTGCTTGGTGAACCACTTACCGTCAATCTGCTCCACGCCTTGACGCATGGAGAACTGATAGACCGTACCTCCGGTCGCTTGTGGGCCTTCAAAGACCACATCAGCGCCAAGCGCCTCTAGCACCTCGTCCGTGGTGCGATCCCATGACGGGCCACCGTTGTCCCGCGCCCAACGCCGGAGTTCATCCTCCAACATCACTTGGCCAGTGGCCCTGATTCTGATTTCCATGATTGCTCCTTATGCGATGGCGAGGTGGTTTCCGTAACTAAAACCAAACTTGTTGTGCCGCGCTCGCCATTCAACAGTTGGCTTCTTCATTCCTAGTGCTGCCGCCGCAGCCTTGGCGGTTGGGAAGAACCCTTGCGGGGTCGTCACTCCAATCGCGTTGTAGTGGTTTGCGCCACCAATAGCAGCACTCATTTTCGCCTTGACTTCAGGCCGGTGCATAGGGTTGCGGTCGCCAACTGCCCAAGGTTTCGGCTTGCCAATAAGTGCCTCAGACTTCTTGAGGCGCGTTACAAGGCTATCCACTTTCCCGACATTTCCATCGCGCACGTTGTCCTCGTTAGTGCCGCAGAACACGTTGTCAATGCTGTACGGGCCGATGTCGCCATGACGCCTCATGCAGTATTTGCCGCGACCACGACCACGCTGCTCCCACTTGCCAGTGGCTATCCACCAGTCGCGCCACTGCTCAAAGGTAAACAGAAACTCCACGCCTCGCGTCTTGGCGTTGCTCTTGTGTTGCGTATACGCCTTGAGATAAAGGTTTGTGTGTGCCATGTTTACGAAATTGCAAGGAACACGAAGGTCCCGCCGTTTGCGTTCAACCCCGCCGGTGCTGCTGCGGTGACTTGGAACCCCACACTGGTGGTGTCAACGTAGTTGGTGCTCGTGACTTCCGCATCCGTGGTGTTTAACAGTAAATATGGATCGTTGCCGCTGCTCAGGCCCCGAGCAGAGTCGTACACAAACCAACCCCCAATACCGTCAGTACGCTTAATCAAAACAAACCGAGCGCCACCCGTGAAACCGCAGTTGATGGTCTGCAACGCGCCTGTGCCGGTGTATGTTCCGACCTTGCTGACGCCCGGGCAGGAGGCAAAGAGGTAGGCAACGTAGGTTGCTGTGTTGGAATTTGACTCTGTGTTAGTGCCTAGCGAAAACACAGAGGCAGTTGGGGCTGTGTTGTTCCAAAGTGTTGTATCAGCAGCAGATGCGCCGTTTGAGTCAACTCTTAGTCTATTGCCTGCTCCAGTAGCCGCCGAATAAACCGGCCAATTCTGAGCAATAGATCGAGACTTCACAATCATCAACTCCGGCACAACGCCTAAGTTATGACTCACAGTGCGGTTAGCACCCGTCCCCGTATAGCAAACCACATCAAAGAAGCCGGGGGCGCGGACAAACGCGTAGTTAAGCCACGGCTCTCCGTTCAAGTTGTAAGTGCCGTCAACAAAATTGACGAAGTTGTTTCGAAGCGTACCCGCAATGAATGCAGTTTGATTTACTTCCGCACTCGTTTGCTGCGTATAAAGCGAGTAACCGAAGCCCCTCAGCCTATCCATCCACGGCGTTGAATACCCTCCGTTTCGACGCCACTGCATGAAAGAGTCGTAGTTGATGTTTACGTTCTGCTGCAATGCCGCGCCCGTTCCAGTCCATGTCGTAGGCTGAAACACACTCGTCCCCGTCGTCGGAGTTTTCATCGGGCCGCGACGGATGGCGATGTAGATGTAGGTCTCTCCGGTAGCGTTCTCTGATGAATTGCTTGTTATTACTTTAAATCCCGTGGAAGTTATGGCAAATCTTCCAAGATTTGAATACTCGGGATCAGAGGCGTTTGCATATAGGTAAGAATTGTTGTCTGTCGTCAACTCTCGCATTACATCCATCAAGAACCAGTTAGAAGTTCCGGAGGCTCTTTTTACCAATAACCACTGTGGCTCGTATCCAAGCGTGATCGTCGGGCCTGTTGTGCTGCCATTGCCCGTATAAGACCCACACGAAATCACATTGTCCGTACCCGTCAGGCCAAAGCCTCCTGCGTCGTGGGCGAAGAGGTAGGCGACGTAGGTAACTCCGTTATCGTTTACTGCGCTTGCGGTTCCAACGGTAAATTGCGTTGATGTTGGCGCTGTATCATTCCAATATGAACTTACCGCTACAGACGCTCCAGTTGTGTTTAACAACAAAACTTTAGTTGCACCTTCTGATCTGTGGTAAACAGCCCAGAATCCTGACGCGCTTGTAGATTTAACAATAATGCATCCAGGGGTTGATCCTAAGTTATGAGAAATTGCTCGATTACTTCCATTCCCCGTATACGTCACCACATCAAAGAACTTCGGCTGCTTGCGGAATGTCCATGAGGCATACAGGTTTCCTGCTGTGCCATTAGTGTTGCTGTCAACACCAACAGAAAATCCCGTAGAACTTAAAGCACTGACGTTATCGGTATTAAAAAACTGCTGGGATGAGGCATTGGACATCAAAAAGTTACCGGCCCCCCGCACGGTATCACTAATGATATTGTTGGTAGCCGATGACCTATTCTTAATCCACAGCATCCCACCTTTCCCCGCCAGATCAATGCCAGTGGTGATGGTCTGCGTAGAGCCATTGCCGGTGTAGAGCCACGTCGAGAACACGTCCTCGATGTAGTTGGCCGCGGCCTGCTGAAGCGTCAGGCCGAACCCTTGGGCTGACGCAGCACCTTTGGTTTCAAGCAACGGCATCGTCTACCCCTTATGCAAACTTGGTTTGCGAAGCCAGGACCGTGAACGTGGCGCTACCAGTTTTGATGATCGTGTAGACGTAGGCGTCAATGCCACTCGCATTGCCTGCGCTCGGGGCCGTGCCGCCTTGCCACTTCGGCGTGACGCTGCTGCCGTCGATCTGCACCGCACTGTTGTAGTACGCAGTTGCGCCTTGGGTCACCAAGAAGGCCACTGTCAGAGACTGACCCGTGGACATCAACGTGTTCAGGCTCGTTCCGCTCGATCCCCGGAAGTTCACCGTCCAGTTCGCAGAAGCGTTGGAGGTGTAGAACAGCACCGACTGGGTGGTGGTGTCGTAAGCAATCGTGCCCGTCGCAGCAGTTGCGGAGATGGTCGTCACCTCTGCGGTGTCGCTCAGAACCGCCCCCAGGACGCTAGAAGAGCCCGTCAGGGTCTGCGTAGCGGTGAAGGTCTGAGCCAAGCCCAGAACGGCCAGGGTGCTCGTGGCGTCCGGGAGCGTGAGAGTCTGGTTGCCTGACAGCGTTGCAGGCTGAAGTGTTGCCCGCAGAGATGAAGAACCCCCCGCCCGTCCGGCCAGGATGATGCCGTCCTGAGAGGTAGTCCCGGTTCCGAAGACCTGACCGCTGTTGTTGTAGAAGGTGTTGGCGCCCGTGAAGTTGTTGTTCCCAGGCTGAGTCGCGGCGTTGCCACCGTTGCCGCCGATCTGGGCGTACACCTCCCAGGTGGTGCCGTCGTAGACCAACTGGACACTGACACCGGTGATGTCGCAGACCAAGTCCTGAGCGATTCCACCGATGGTAGAGCCGTTGCGGCCAACCGTCAGGTTGTTGGTACCCCAAGATGCTCCGGCATCAGCCACGACAACCTGAGCGCCCGTAGCAGGCGTTGCAGGCAGCGTGATGGTGAACGCACCACCAGAGGTGTCAGCCAACGCGCCTTGCTTGTCCGTCAGCGTGATCGGCGTGGTCGTGTAGATATAGGTCAAACCACCGGCAGGCAGGGCAGCCGAAGTCCAGGTAGTGCCGTTGGAGGTCAGGACGTTTCCATTGGCGCCAGAAGAGGTAAGACCAGTTCCACCTGCCGTTGCGGGAACCACCTTCCAACCGATGACCTGAACAGCACTTGCGTTGTCCTTGTAGAACAACTTGCCGTCGGTGACGTTGATGGCCAGTTCGCCGTCTGCAAGGTTCCCCGCGGTCGGCGCGGCCGAAGCCGTAGAGGTTCTGTAGAGTTGGATCGGGGTGAAGCCTGTTGCAGCCATCAGAAGGTTCCTCCAGAGATGCCACCAGTAATCATGCCGGTGGAAGGATTAGCGGTCAGACCAGTTGCCACCTTAGTAGGCAAGTTCCCGGTATTTGTACTGTAAATGCCGAGGAAGTAGTTGGCATTGGTGCTGTCTACCGCCACTCCGACATTCGTTGCATTGGTGGCGTTTGTGGCCGTGCCAACCGTAATGGTTGACGGATCAGTCCATGACGGAGCAGACCCTGTAGAAGTCAGAATCCGGCTTGCCGCGCCAATCGCCAGTTTGTCAAAAGATGTGGTGGTGTTGGCATAAATGATGTCGCCTGCGGCATAACTGGTGATGCCAACCGCGCCACGATCTACCCCAAACGATCCAGATGTGACTTGCGATGCGGCGATCGCAATCGAGGTGTTGGTCGCAGAGGTTATTTGGCCCTGAGCATTGACCGAGATCGCCGGGACAGAGGAAGCACTCCCGTAGTTCCCGGATGTCACGCCGGTGTTGGCGATGTTGAAGGTGTAGGCAGGGGACTCATTCAGCCCAGTCCCGGCTGAGTAGGTCAGCGGCGCACCGAACTGCGAGAAGACGATTCCCGTCGTACCAACCGTGACTGGCAGCGGAGTCTGCTGCACCCACGAAGTATTGGCATTCGCCGTACCCGCGGTGATCAGGAAGAAGTCGCCCTGATCGATCTGGTCAACACCAGAGCCCGCGGTATCGAAGTCAGTCGCACGGGTCAGGATGTACACAGCACCGGCGCTACCCGTCTGCGTGACGGTATAGACGCCGTTGTACGCAGCGTTACCTTCGTTCTTGATCAGAACCCGCTTGCCAACATCCGTCGGGGAAACGAAGGTGTGGCCATCAATGACCAGAGCACCGTTGACGTTCCCGGTCAGGGTTGCTCCAACACCGGAGATGCCGTTGTTGTAGGTGTTCGCCGCAAGAGCCGTAGTCGTGGCGTAGACGCAGGACTGGTGGAAGTTGATGCCTGAGGCGATCGAATCCGCGTAGGTCTTGTTGACGATGTCGTTGCCACTGACCGGAGCCGTGGTGATCGTCCCGGAAGTCATCGTCACCGAAGTGAACGTACCCGCAGCAGGAGTCGTCCCGCCGATGGTCGTGCCGTCAATCGCCCCACCCGTGATGGCCACAGAAGTGGCGTTCTGGGTGGACATCGTGCCCAGGCCAGACACCTGAGTGTTCGAGATGGCGATCGTGGTGTTGGTGACATTGGTCACGACACCCTTGGCGTTGACCGTGAACACCGGAACAGCAGAAGCCGTACCGTAGGTCGCGGCAACCACGCCAGAAGCGGGAAGGTCGTCGTTGGCCAGAGACCGGAAAGACGGAGT